TAAACCTTGTCTGCTATCAGGAACATAATTTAAAAAACAACTAATAGGAAGACCTCTAGAAGTTCCACCATTAGATAGTATAGGAGTAGAGAACATAAACCAAAACTTAGAAGAATAATCATATAGCCTTTGAGCCAAGGCAAAGTCAGTAACATCATTATATGTTGCAGCAAAAACACTAGCTCTTGCAAAACTTTCTTGAGCATGAGTTTCATCTTTCCAAAAATATCTATCTCTTAAAGTAACTAAACTAAATTCATCTAAGTCTTGTTCTCTATTATAATCTATAATTATACCTAAATATTCTTTTTTACCAATTTTATCCATCTTTACCTTCTAAAAAATTTTGTTCTTCGTCATGTATGTATAGCATAATTATACCATAGTGTAATATTTTCAATAAGTCTTTTTTATTTTTACCACCTTTATTACCATATCTTTTGGCATATTTCATAATATTTCCAATACAAAAACCCTCACCATGACCAGAGTCAATAATAACATCAGTAGCTTGATATTTGTCTGTGGAATAGTGTTGTCCATAAGTATCATATATATAATTTTTTAATTCTTCTAGTTTTTCATTTTCTTTAAATTTAAATATATCCATATTAAATCCTTAATAAATTTGTAAAGTGTCTTTGTTTATATCTTTTAGTGTTATGTCTTTAATGTCTTTTTCTTTACTTAATTTTTTAACTTTTTTTACTATCCATTTAAAACTCCAAGCACTTAAAATTATTTTACCCTGTGCATATACATGAGTTCCTGTTTTAGGCATCATACTTAAAACAGTTTGAATAGTTACTTTTTTTCTTTCTTCGTCAGGAATATAGTTACAAATCCATTGAATTAGTAATTCTTTTGCTTTATATCTTATAGCTTTAGCTTTCTTGCCATTCATAATTAATTTCCTCTACTTTTGGCTCTGACTCTATGTGAGTAAAAAATACTTGACCTTTTGCATATCTAAAAACTCTTAATCCTCTACCATCATTAGCGTCTTTATGACATTTAAATTTGTGTCTGCAATACAAACATAATCTTGGTAGCTTCATATTTCCAGAAACTCCGTCTGGTATAGGTTTGTAACAAAAGTCAGGAGGAGTTGATTTTTTTATAGCTTTCTTTAGGTTGTCTATTCTTTTAGGAATATTAGGTTTATCAAACTCATCAGGTCTAAAAAGGGCTAATTCTCCTGTCTCTTTATTTACTGCTAGAAAGCCACCTGAAGATGTCTTTTCACAAACTTCATAGCCTGTAAGTTGTGTTATGTAACCAAATGAATCCTCTTGTGCTAAAGTTCCTTCACTAAATTTTTTAAAAGCATAAGAAGAAGCAGTTTTAATATCAATAACTTCACCATCTATCTTGCAATCCATGTGTCCTTTTACACCTTTTACACTAACTTGTTTCTGTTGGTCAGTAACTTTATGTCCTGATAGTTTAACTAAAAATATTAAAACAGATTCTAATAGATGACCATATAAAAATTTAATAAATAAAGATGGATTATTTGTGTCTTGATTTTTTTCACTTCTAATATCAAACCAAAGTTGTCTTTCAGGTTTGCCTATGTTTGACATTCTTAATTTATTAGAACTTCTTTCTTCAGGAAAAGCCCAACTTCTCAAAGCCTCTTTCATATCATCAGCAAAAGTATCTAAATCTTTTTCTGATATGTTTAAGGGTTTACTTTCTGATAAAGGTTCTAATGCTTTATAAATGTCTTGAACTAAAGTATCAAGATTTTTTTTGCTCATTATCTATTATATCCTGTAGTACGAAAATTGCATCTAAAAAATTAATTTTATACCATTCATTTTTACATATAGTTTTTTTACTTAAAGTTTGTTTCCAAACATTTTCAATAGTTCTACAATCACCTACATATTTACCATATTGTAAAACATAATCCCTATGAGGACTAAAAGTTTGGTAGTGTTTAAATCTATCTAAAACATCTGCAGCTCTGCCTACTTTTATCCAGCCCTTCCAAGCTTTATTAGTTATTATATATACAAAACCTTTTTTAACAGATTTATACTTGCCAAGACTTTGGAAAGCTGCTTCTTCAAAAGTTTTATAATTTCCTGGTTTGTGTAAGGGGTGAGATTTGCTGACATATTTTCCGTTGACAAACATTCTAGATTTATTTTTTTTTACATGACTTTTTATACTTCTTAAATAACCATCACTAGCTCCTGTGTAATACCACTTACCTTTAATTAGTTTTTTGTTTTTTACGCTAGTGTGTCTCACTCCAGTTATCTCCAATCTTGTATTCGCCTGTCATAGCACATCTTAAATTTAATAGCTTACCTGCCTCTATCATAGATTTTACTGCCATCTCTCCTAAAAATTCTGCTTGTTCTTCTTTGACTTCTATCTGCCACTCATCGTGTATATTAGCTACAAATTTATAATCTAAGTTATTACAGTTAGCCCATTTATCTAAAAGGATTAAAGCTTTTTTCATAAAGATAGCTCCTGCTCCTTGCAATAAAGTATTTAAAGCTCCATGTTGAGTTCTTATAAAAAGTTTTCTTCCATCTAATCCTTTTATCCATCCTTTTGACGCTGCTCTCGACACGCTAGTTCTAAGTTTTTTAAGTGCAGGGATATTATTAAGAAAACTGATTCGTAATCGTTCACCATCTTTTGAATTTCCTCCAACCACACTTCCAATTTTTTTATCTCCTGCTCCGTATATGAAGGCATAGATAAATGTTTTCGCTTCATCTCTTGTATTAAGCCCTGCAAGTTTTCTATTTGTTTCGTGTATATCTCCTGTGGTAACATTTTTTATATAATCCTCATCATTCATATAGTGTGATAATAGTCTTAGCTCTAATTGACTAGCATCAACACCTAATAGTTTATAACCTTTCTCTACTGTCCAACAAGCCCTACATTCCTGTCCGTAAGGAGAATGAATACTAGGAACTTGTGCCATATTAGGATTTCTATGAGTCATTCTACCTGTAATTGTTCCATTTGGAATTACAAAACCATGAACTCTACCATCCTCTTCCATAGCCTCAACCCAACTGTCAATCTGTGCTATTCTTTTTTGTATTAACAGATATTCAGCTATCAGTTTTGCTTGTGGTATGTTGTCTATAGCAAATAAAGTTAATTCATCTACTATTGGCTGACCTGTAGGTGTAAATTTTTTTGGCTTCCAACCAAAATCTATTAAGTACTCTCCTATTTGTTTTCTAGAACCTAAATTAAATTCTTGTAATTCTTTTCTATAAAATGGCTCATAATTTTGTGTCTTGATAATAGTATCATATTCATTTGGTCGTAATCCTCTTTTTGATAAAGTTCCGTCTTTTTTCATACTAGGTGTTACTAACTTTACATCTAGCATTCTAGGTTTAAAAACTTTTTTTACTTCATTTTCTATGTTACCTATTCTTTCTCTAAGTTTAGCTAACAACATAGAGGCATGAACTTCATCAAAACAAAACCCATTTATCTCTTGTGTTTTTATAATTGGAGCTACATCATGCTCTAACCTCATACTATCTTTGCTAAAATCTTTAGAGGTTAAAATTAAATTTTGATATATTCTTGTATTAACTTTAACATCCTGGACACAATACGAAAGCATATCCTCTGAGTATGTTGTAAAATCTTCAAATTCTATTTTTTCTATACCTAAAGAGCTACCCCATGCCTCTAAAGAATGTCCACCTTCTCTAACAGGATTAAAAAGTCTAGACAGAACTAAAGTATCAACAACCTTTCCGTCAAATGTAAAGTTATGTAATTTTTTTAAAACAGGTAAATCGAAACCTATTATATTATGTCCTACTAATTTGTCAGCCTTACTTAAAAATTTTAAACCTTTCTCTATCTCATCTGGTCTATATCTATATATTTTTTTAGTATCTAAGTCTTGGGCTACGATACACCAAACTTTAGTAGCTTTTAAATCATCTGTTTCAATATCAAATACTAAATTCAAAAATCTTCTCCCTGATATTCATATTCAAGCAGTCTTCCAGTTTCAACATTATAGTTTAGATGACAAGCAACACCAACATCTCCTGTATATCTAGATTTTAAAACTCTTAATTTTGTAGTATTAGCTTCTTCTTTGTTATCAGCTTGTTGATTTCTTTCTAATGCAATCACACAATCTGAAAGTTGAGCTATACTTTGTGACCCTCTAAGATGTGATAGGCTTACTTCTATACCATTCTCATGTCCTTTGTCACTAGAAGTTCTTCTAAGATGTGATACTAATATTACTCCTGCCCCTGTTTCTTCTACAATACTTCTTAGCCTGGTCATAATATTATCAATAGCTCTTCGTTCATCTCCCTCTGATACTGCTGTTACAAGCATGTGGAGATGGTCTATAATAACCCATTTACAATCACAACTTATAATCATAAACCTTAACTTTGAAAATATTTCTTCTATATCATTTGTTCCAAAATGTGCATGTACCCAAACTCTGTTTTTATTCTCTCCGTCATAAAGTATTTCAAAAAATTCATCAATTTCTTCTTCACTAAATGTTTCTCTAATTTGGTCAATGTATAATCTGGCATTTGCTTCTATAGATAAAATACCATCTATTGTTCTTCTCCAATCTTCTTCTAGTGCTATTATTCCTACATTATCTTTAGTTTGTTTAATAAGATGATGTTCTAATTCTCTAGTCACACTAGACTTGCCTAGACCTGTTCCACCAGTTAATGTAACAAGTTCTCCCTGTCTTAATCCGTATAATTTTTTATTTAAACCATCCCACATGTATGGCACAGATTTTTTCTTTTCTCTTTTTTTGTAATCTATGCTTTTTTCTGAAACATTTATAACGCCTGTGGGGGTATAAGTTTTTGCATCCCAATAAGCCTGGACAAAAGCCTTATGTTGATTTTGCCTTAACATATCATTAGCGTCTTTATAACCTTCAGGAATGGTCATAATTTTTGCTTTACCAGGTTTAAATAACTGTGCTACTTTATTAGCAGACTCTTTACCATGTGTGTCATTATCAAAACCTATAATTACTTCTTCAAAGCCTTCCAAATATTCTAAACTTTCTTTAACATCTTTTACTGCCCCTTGTGAGCCTGTTCTTACCGATACGACCTGCCATTTTTTACCAAGCAATTCATAACCTGCCATAGCGTCACATTCTCCCTCTGTGATTAAAATTCTTCTGCCTTGTTTAAATAAGTTTTCGCCAAACAATCCTGCCCCTGAAAAACTGCCAGTAACAAAAAAGTTTTTATCTTTTACATGTCTGGTCTTTGTGGCTACAAGTTCGTGTTGATTAAAATATGGATAATGATGTTGTTTAATTTTTCCGTTATCGTCTAAAGAAACTTTAACACCATATTTTTGTGCCACATCTTTTGCTATGCCCCTGTCCGTAAGTGCATAGTAATCGGTGTCGCCTTCTGGTATAAAATTATCTGTTTCTGGGGTTTGTGTCATTGGGTCTTCATAATTTTTAAAAAAAGCCCCACAGCTAAAACATTTAGCAGAGCCATCATCATTTACGCTTACAGCGTCACTTGAATTGCAAGTCCGACAGGGCTGATGTATTTTTATAAATGGCATTTTTACTCCTGGTTTATCTTTATGTTTAATGCTAGTTTTTTATTTGTTTAAGACTTTGAAACTAGCAAAACAGTTGCCTCGCAAATTGTGGCTTATTTGGTTTAGGCATTTTAATCTACTGACAACCTAATGTCTTCAATCTCATACCAAGTCTGTAAACCTCCACGCCATGTGGGAAAAATCAGACTATGTATCAGTTGTTTCCGTTTCTTTTTCTGTGTTTTTTTCAGGTAACAGAGCTTCTTTACAGTTTACAAGTTGTTCTTTAATTACTGTTTCTAAGCTATCTTTACTATATTGTAAAGCGTCTATTATCACATTCAAATGTGACACTCTTGTAACATTACTTTCTATTAACATTCTGCTTTGTTCTTTAGAAACTTTTTGAGTTTCATAAGTGTCAAATACATTTGGTATGACCTTTCCGTTTTTATCTTGTTTTGGAAATCTGATTATCATTTTGTCCTCCTTAAAAATCCAAATTTTCTTCGTTTACTTCTGTAGGGTCGCTGTTATTCTCTGGTGTATATTCTACCAAATCTAATATTTTAACTTTATTAATTAGATATTTAGTAAAAGTACCATAAGAATTGTTTATTTGACTTATATAGTATTGTATTTTTGCTCTAGTGCCATTACCGATAATAACATCTCTACCATTATCGTTAAATTGAAAAGGCTTTCCGTCTTCTGTAATTACATCAGGTTTTCTATTTTCTGTGCCATCTTTCCGTCTAGTATATTGAGAAAAATAAACACACATAGAAACACCAGCGTCTTCCCATTCTTTAGTTTTTATCTTCATATCATTTGCTTGTGATATTTCTTTTTTATCTATAGGACATAGATAAGTTTCATATACACCCTGCTTATTAAACTTGGTGTTTGGTCTATTAAGGGATGGGTATTGTAAATGCCCCTCCATAACATACTTAATAAACTTTCCGTTTTCGTCTTTCATAGGTCTGTTCATTTTGCCTCCTTATCCTTTGAAATTTTGACTAATGCCTCATAGTGTTCAAAAGGACAGGTTAAAAAAAATATTTTAAACTTTCGCCCTGCCTTTTCAACATGATAACAAACTTTGTTTCTATAAAAATCAGCTGAATTTTCAAAACAATAATCTTCCCATCTACTAAATTGTCTTGTATTTAAAAAGACAGGAGTTCCGTGTTCATCTTCTTCTACTGGATTATAAAATTCGTTGTTAATATGTGACATAATTTTTGAGATTATAAATTATAGTTTTTAGTTTTGCAAGTCATCTCTTTCTACTTCTTTAGCTTGTATTAAAACATCCAGGTGTATTTTTAATCTATAGCCTATATGGTCATCTACTAAATTTTCACATAAAGCATGAAGCTCTGTAGCATTTAACCTTTTTATACTTTCAGCTATTTCACCTACTGTAGTCTGTTCTTTTTTATCAACTGTCATACTTTGCTCTTTGCACATGAAGTGATAATCTATATCCTAAAAAATCTATTAACAATGATTTTAAATCTCCACCCCAATGGTCAAAAGCAAAGTCCATAAATTTTTGTTGCATTAATTCTTCGGAAGCTAAATCTTTAGGAAAATTATCCCTTATAAATTCAACTATTTCTTCTTTTATATTATCGTTTATTCCGTATTCATCACTCATTTTAAATATACCTCATTAAAATTATTCATTATACCTAGTAACAAGATTGCACAGGCAACACTATTTAGCATGATTAATGCTCTGTCGTTCCACAAACAAGCAACAACCAACCATAAACCACAGCCTAAAAAACTAAAAATCAAATCATATGCATTTAATCCAGAAGCCCTTGATATAATACCCATGAGAAGAATTATACTTGCACTCCATTTTATATACCAATCAATGTTTTTAATTCTTTTTTTAATCTTGTTCCTCATCTTTTTTTATCTGTATGTATGTTACAACAATACCACCAATAATTACAAATAAAACTAAAGTTATTATTATTGCAAACACTACACCACTAAATAAGCTGTAGTAAGTTTGCATTTGAATATAATCATTTACCTCTAACATTCATCCTCCTGGTCTTTATTTTTTTTTGGAATATTTGTTTCATATACTCTCCATTGAGTACTACCATATATAAAGTCTGTAATTTTATCAATATGTTTTTTTCTTTGCTTATATATTTCTTTTTGTAAATGCTTTCCTATTCTTTCTTTTTCTAATTTTGATAATCTTTTCTTAGTCATTATCTTCCTCAAAATCTCCTATCACATCTACTTGGCAATCATCACCATATTCCGTGCCATCATAAATGCCAACAATTTTAATCTTATTTAGGATTTCATCATCTGTAAATCTTTCATTAGACCAATCAACCCAACCAGTTAAATCACATTGATTTCCTTTATTGTCAGAAATTTCTCTATAGACATTTCTAACTTCTTCGTCAGTTAATTTTACATTTGAGGTAATCTCATATCGTCTAACATCTTGAGAATACTCTTCAATCTCGTAAACATATTCTTTCTTCTTACTCATTCTTCTCTCACTATGGTTATTTTTCCTTCTTTTAATAGTTTTAAGTTATCTGCTGATACTATTTGAAAAGGAAAACCAATCCAATTATTTTTAATTTCGTCTTTGTAAAAATCTTCAAGACCTTTGCCATTATCCCAATCAGACCACTTATAGTTTTCTATATCTTGTATGTGATTATTAACACAAGATTCACAACAAAATAAATCGTATGGTCTTATATTGATTTCAATAAATGTAAAGTCGCCATCTTCCATTTCTGGATATTGCTCACCACAATAATCACAATGATATTTGCTCAACCTCTTACTCATCACTCACTTCTATTTCATTACCCAGTTTTGCACAACAAGACATACAAAACCAATCTTCTAAATCTATTTTGGGATTATGGCTTTGCCATTCTGTTATTCTTTGCTCTGAACACTCCAATATTTCTTCAATGTTCATAATCATATTTTCATATTCATCTTTCGTACCACATACATTACAAACCCTAATCTCACTCATCATTCATATCCTATAATTTTTTATGATGATGTTGCCAATACAATAAAAATTTTTCTAGTGTTTCCAAATGTTCTGAAATCTTAGTATCTTCTTTTATGTAATGAACTCTATCAGCAATTATGTTGTCAATTTCTGTATAAGCCTTTTCCAGCTTTTGTAAATCGTCTGTTAAAAAATTCTTTAATTTACTCATTCTTCCTCCTCAGTATTAAACCAAACTGCAAAACCTACTGCTATTGATACAAACAGTAAGAACAATATTATTATCTCAGCACTCATCAGACACCTCATCTAAAATTTTCCAATATCCATCATAAGAATAAACTTGACCATCTACTTCGACCTCATTGGGATAGAATCCAAAATGTTTGAAATGGTCATCAACATAATCTTTAATCATTTGTTTAATTGTCATCTGACACCTCCTCTAAATCTTCGTGGTCTGTTCCTTCAGCAATAAAAGAAACATCATGTTCTCCTTTAAGCTGAAATAGTTTTACAGTTCCATCATCATTTAAAAGTTCATTACCATCTTCGTCTTTCTTGCAAAATTGTATATCCCACACACATATATCTAAATCTTCACTCATCTTCGTTCTCCTCAAACATGTCAATAGTTCTAGATACTGCTGAGATTAATGAAGTTTCCTTATCAAACTCTCCTCTACCTCTATCATCTTCAATTTGTTCAGCTACATAATCGAATACTTTAGTTAAGTTTTTTATATTAAGTTTCATCATTTATCTCCTCGAAAATAAATGAATTAGTTTCTTGAATTTCAAAATCTTCAAGTTTTTCAGGCTCGTTGCCATCCAAAATTCTTTGTTGATTATTGGCTTTTAACCATTTATCAGGATTATTAGTAGTGGCAACTAAATCTGTATTGCCACAACTATCGTGATAGTAAATATTAAATAGTGTCATCATTCATCTCCTTTCTGGATTTTTGTATTTGTTGATTAATTTTTTTGATATTCGCCAGGTATTTTTTTCTTGATATTTTTCCGAGATACATGAGTTCTTTTTCAAAAGCTAACGCCTCCTCCCACTCGCCCACACTCGAAAAATTAGATAACGGATTTGAATTTTTTAAAGATTTCTTTAAAGACTTTAAAGCTATCTTATTAAGTTTATTAGTGTTTAAGCTCATTATATATTCTCCTTTTTTGTTTTTGTTGTCTGCTTAACATAGCTCTACAGTATCTTTGCAGAAACACGATGTCAAGCCCTACAAAGAAAAAAGCCCTACATTTTTCAATATAGGGCTTAGTCGCTTTATAATCTAGCAAAAAAGTCAAGGACTAAATCATTAGGCGTATATCCCCAGCGATTAAGCTCTCCAAGACAATCTAAGAAAAACTCAGCGTCTTTTCTAAGTTCTGCTATCAAAATATCTTTGTCAGAAGTTTTCTTAAATACAGCATTATAATTATCATGCTGAAAGTTAAAGAATAAATCTGAAACATTCAAGTTGATACGAACTATTTGCTTTATTTCCATTTTTCCTCCTATCTGATGGTTAAGTGTTCTACATGGAACACTATCTACAATATTTAAACTACACGATACACAATATAAATCAAGCAACAATTATGTGACAAATGTGACAGTTATGTGACAAATATGACAAAACTATGAATTTAATTTTTATGACCTATACCTCCAATAATTGTCTATCTGTCCTTAGAACTTAATACAGAGCCTCCTATGATGATTATGACAATACAATGACATTTATGTAACAATCTTGTAACAATTCTTTTGTGACAAATATGTGACATTTTTTTGACAATTTTGTTGCAATTAATATTTACTTGTTACATAATAATAACAACATAGCGATATGTCATAAAACGATGTTAGTGACGATTATTTTTAATCTTTCATGTTTTACTCCTTTCCTGGTTTAGACTTTTAGTTTAGACCAGGTTTTTTTTGTCACAAAGTTTGACTTTCTTTTCTTTTTGATATTAGACTAACAACTTAAATTTTTAGGAGAAATATGAAAAGAATAATAATGATTTCACTTTTATCTGACGCTAGATTTAAAGCATACGATATGTTGGAAACTCATTTCTCAAGACATGATAAGGGTGTGGTTGCTTACGATTTAGGTAGCACTTTGAAAAGTCTTTTGCGAGGGTTGAAAAAACTTGGAGTAGGAGGTAAGTCAGAATATCAAATAGACCATCACAGCTTTATGAACTGTCAGGCATACGGATTTAAAACTAGATATTGTGCAGATAAAATTTTATTTGAGGCTTTAGAAATATTATGTCCAAATGAGTTTGAGGAGTAGCATGATAAGAGTTTTTGATGTAAATAGAAATTATTTTTTTGTTTGTTGGAATTATGATACTGACAATACATTTTTAAAATGCAGTCTATATGTGCATGATAAAAACTTAACTACGATTGACCATACTGTAAAAATGTCTGTCAATCCTTACAGTTTTACACACATAGAAATTGTTCAAGCTATGCATAAATTATACAAAGATTTTGTCCAGGTAAAAAGTGATGTTTAAATTTTTAGATTTTGTTTATGAAAAACATTTTTTTAAGGTCAAACTTTTTCAGTTTACAATTATATTATTATTGCTTATTATAGAGCTGTAATCATTTTTGTTTAAGGAGTAAATATGAAAACAAAGAATGCAATAAATAAACATCTGCAAGACGCTTGGATGGTTATTAAAGGAAATAAATATACTGACAGAGAGAAATCCATAATTGTCGGTGTATATGCAATAGCTTTAGTTATTGGTGAATGTCGTTATTGGATTGAGAATGAAGAAAGCGAAAACTATTTAACTGAAGAAAATGTTCGTAGTGGCAGAGCATGTTCTTTTGTCCACTTACCTAGATTAATTTCTTATGAAGTAAGCGAGTATGCTTCTGGTTTTGTAGAGGAGGCTTTTCGTTGGTCTTTGGATTATGACAAGTACTCAGGCAATATAGGAGATGTTGTCAGCAGTAGGGTAGCTTGGGATGGTCACGAAAGTTGGGAAAATTTTGTTAAAAATCCATTAAAAGCTGTATGTAATCCAACATATACTAGATGGGGTTATAGCTTTGATGAGGGAGAACTTATATGTGGAGATAGATTAATAGATTTCATACACGAAGTTGAAGGACATGATTTAGACCTGGATGAAGTTGAAAAGTTTTTTAAGATAGGAGAGTATTGTGAGTGAACTTATAAAGAAATCTGATTTTAAAAAATACAATAATTGGTATGTCAAAGAAGATAAATATTTACCAATAATTTTTCATAACTTCGAGCAGAAAAAAGACTATGTCTTTACAGAAGATGAAAGAAATTCACACATAGAAGTAAACGACTATGATGATTATACTTTCATTTATAAATGGTCTTGTGCAAAATTTAAGATTGATTACTTTGGTATCAAATCTGATGAATTTGATGAGCATGATTTAGTTGCAGTTGATGGTCTGAATGAAATGGAAATGGACTATCTACTAAAGTGGAATTGTGATACTTATAAAAAAGGTAGCAAAATCTCGCAACAAAGACTGTTTATCTATCCGTAGTGACTGTCTATCTATTTATCCAAAATTTAGCCCCATTAATTTGGGGCTTTTTTTTATTGTATGATTTGTTATATTAATCGTAATGTTTAAGGAGGAATACATGAGCATTAACAAAAATGAAATAAATCTTAAAGGTACAAAGCCTGAATATTTAAGGAGTACAAGAAACTTGTATTCACATAATGTAGATGGTAAGAAGTTGTTTTTTTCTTATCGAACTTTAATTGCTATTGACGACCTTATCAGCGTTAATAATTGGTCTGTCTCAACAGGCAGACATTTAACTTGGATAAATCCAGATAAGAGTATTAGGGTTAAAAACTTTGAGGAACAAGCCAGGAAGATTTTACAAGATAATGACCTATTAAAAACTGATGACCATTTAAAAACAGTTGGCAATGTTTCAGCTATATTCAATCTGTTGCGAGGGAATGACAGCGACCAGAGAAAAATAAATAATCAAAGACTAAGATTTTATTTAACTATCCCTGGTATTCATGCCCCAGATGACTGGGATGAGCTGACAGTATTTGAGCAGTCAGACAGACTGGAAAAAATGGATAAACTAGCCAGGAGTAGTTCATAAATTCTGTCTGTATATTTAGCCAAATATTTAGCCCTCTTTTTAGAGGGCTTTTTTTTATCTCAAATGTATGTTTATATATTGTTATGTTTAACTATTGCAAAAGGAGGAAACAATGCAAAAACTAAGCATGAAAGAAGAACGAATTTTTAACTACCTGGACTACTTACAAAGGACAGGCTCAGTTAATATGTATGGGGCAGGTGAATTTTTAGAAGATGAATTTGACCTAGATAAGTATGAAGCTAAAGACTGGCTTTTAAAATGGATGACAAAGGAAGGCTCTAATGGATAAAGCAGATTTAAAAGACTGGAATAAATTGGCTGGTCGAATGCTAGAAGCAGAGGTCGAGGAATTGAAAATGTTGAATAGTCAAACCTCAATATTAGATTATTACAACAACATTTTACTACCAGGAACTTGGGCTTTATATAACCAAGAATATCCTAGAAAAACTGTTTTATGTCAGAAGGATGTTAAGGGTTATGTCGAGCATTTCGTCTTATTGCCTGATGAAGTTGTTGACGCTATTAATAAAGACGCTGGACACACACCAGACGAAGCTAAAAAAATAGTAGTTTCAACATTCAACTGGAGCGACACATGAGCAGAAACTATTTTATCTATAAGGTTAAAAGATACTGCGATGAGAATGCTGATATTGTTTTAATTATCTTTGGCATTGTCTGGTCACTAACTATTGCTATGATTGTTATAGCTGGGGAGGGTAGCTTATAAGATAAATGTATATTTCAGTCTCCCTATTAAGCCCTCATTTCTTTGGGGGCTTTTTTTTTATTTGCTTTTTATTTAATTACTGTTCTATACTTTTTTCATACCAGGCAATTAAGCCAGGTTTAAGGAGAAAAAAATGAGTAGAGTAAAAATTAATGTTTTCAATGTTACTAAAGTCGAGGTTTCTGAGATAGCAAAAGTCGATGGTACAGATGGAGTTTTCTATACAGCTTACATTCACATTACCAATACAGACAGATGTTGTGATATGAAACTATCAGAAGTTAGTAAGGAAAAATTAAAAGCTGAGTATCAACACAGAGACTATCTCTCTGGAGAAGTTACACAGCAAACTAGTATTTGTTTATTTGCAGATACTAAAAAGGCTTTAAAAGTTAAATTAGACGCTTTTAAAGGATAGTTTTAATTGTTCCCCCTAGCCCCCATTCATTTGGGGGTTTTTTTTGCCTGGACTATTCGCCAGATTTTCTTAAATGCCCCCAACGACCAGATACTTTTCCAGACACTAGAAAGCCCTACAAAGATATTATTTGACTTTATAGGACTTGATAGGGCTTTCTAATCTGGTTAAGTAGGAATATTGACACTAAAAAGCCCTATAAAGTTATTGAATACTTATAACTTCTTACATCTAATTAACGATAAGATTATCTTTCAATCTAACCATCCCTAAAAAGAAAAAGATCTCGACCAGGCACTTTCCTCCAGGTAAAAATTAATTCTTTATAGGGCTGGAGAGGAAACCTTTATCTTTAAAGGGCTGGAGAGGTTTTTTATATATAGAAGGTCAAGCCCTATATAGAGCCACCTAGCCCCCCCTACCCCTATATACACATTCATGTACATTTTAAGCCACTTTAGAGTGTTAAGCAGGGGGGTCTTTATAGAACTTTAAAGGGCTATATATAACAAATGATTGGTTACTAAAAGATTGAAAAGCCCTATAAAGAATAGTCTAGTATATATATACTTTAGGGCTGGGGGGCATAAGCCCATTATAAACTTCGTTTCAACTTTTGTCAATAGATTTGACTAATTTTATTGACAAATTTAAATCTACCCTCTATAATATATTAATATCAAAGAGCAAGACATGTCCTACTTACCAAAAGAATATAAAAAAGAAAAAAATTTAACAGAAAAACAACAATTATTTTTAGATAAAATTATTGAGACTAAAGGAGATTTATCAAAGGCAAGTGAACTTGCAGGTTACTCAGGCAATTATCATCAAGTACTGAAGTCATTAAAAGAAGAAGTGATAGATTTAGCCTCGGATGTATTAGCAAGGTCTGCCCCTCAAGCAGCTTTTAAATTACTTGATGTATTAAATTCTGATAAACCTATATCACAAGCAAATAATAAACTACAAGCAGCTCAAACTATTTTAGACAGAGTAGGTTTAGGAAAATCTGATAGAGTTCAGGTTGACCATAATGTCTCTGGTGGAATATTTATCTTACCTGAAAAAGAAATTTTAGACGGAGAAATAGCAGAGTATGAAGATATTCCTAACAGAGATTGATACACCTTTTGAATCTGGTATATTAGTCGGTCCTTATATAAGAGCTAATTCGTTAGCAGAAGCAGAACAGATTGCTAAAGACCATGATTTGATTTTAGTAGGGGAAATACATGAGCTTGTGTTACAAACAGACACATCAAAGGAGACTATACATTAATGGCACATGAAAAAAGAAAATCGGCTATGTTAAAAAAATATGGTTTAAAAGGAGTTAATAAACCAAAAAGAACTCCTGGTCATAAAACTAAATCTCATATGGTGTTAGCTCAAGACGGACATAACCTAAAACTAATAAGGTTTGGACAACAAGGTGTCAAAGGTGCTGGTAAAAATCCTAAGACAGCTAGAGACAAAGCTAGAAAAAAATCTTATTATGCTAGACATAATGCTCAAGATGCAAACCCTAGTAAAATGAGTGCAAGATATTGGTCACATAAAGTTAAATGGTAAGATATGTTAGATAAGATATTAGAATGGTTAGGTTTTATCTGGATTAGAAACAGAGACTCAAAAGGTCGTTATGTTCCAGATAAGAAGAAAACTAAATTTAGAAATGAAGCTTGGAAACTTAAAAGGAAATAATAATGCCTCATGCAGGACACTTTAAAGTAAAATCTAAAGCTACAAGGTCAAGAATGGCTAGAAATAAATCAAGAGGACAAATTGTTTCTGATGAACAATTTAGTCAGAACTGGGATAAAATATTTGGAGAAAAAAATGCCAAGAAAAGCAAAGAAGAAAAGTAAATCAAGAGTCAACGAGGCTGGTAATTACACTAAGCCGAGTCTTCGTAAGAGGCTTTTCAGCCGTATCAAAGCCAGTTCTAAAGGTGGTAAACCTGGTCAATGGTCGGCTCGAAAAGCCCAGATGTTAGCAAAAGCATATAAATCAGCAGGAGGAGGATATAAATAATGCCACATTATACTAAAGATTTAACAAAAGTTGTAAAAGCTTTACGAAAAGCTAGTAAGCTTCATGCTCAACAAGCTGATATATTAGATAAAATTAATAAGGACCAGAAGACTAGATATGGCACGAAAAAAACGAGACCCAAAAGTAGGAACAGGAAAAAAGCCTAAAGGTAGTGATAGAAGATTATATACTGACGAAAATCCAAAAGATACAGTCAGTATAAAGTTTGCTACCCCTGCAGACGCTAGAGCAACTGTTGCAAAAGTAAAAAGAATTAAAAAACCATATGCTCGAAAGATACAGATATTGACAGTTCTAGAACAAAGAGCTAAAGTAGCAGGAAAACACGAACAAGCAAGAATAGCTAAAAAAGGTAAAGAAGCTATTAGAAAAAAACGAGGAAAAACTTAACTCGCTAAATTTAAGTTTATGGAGGATATTATTATGCCAATGCATAAAAAAAGAAAATCTATGGCTAAAGGTAGAAAATCTATGGCTAAAGGTAGAAAATCTATGGCTAAAGGTAGAAAATCTTACGCTAAAGGTAGAAGAGTAACAAGAAGAAGATAAGTCTTGAAAAATTTGTTATATTTTTGTAATATAGATACATGTCATATTTAATGAGTAACATTCCACACTTTTGGTGTTGGGTTCGTAGGGAATTTACCCATAATCATTTACAATATCATGGTGAGTTTATACATGCTTTAGCTATTGCAGTAAACACTATACCTGATAGGTCATTAAGCTTCCAAGTTGTTTTTACAGGCAACGAGGTTGATAAAGAAGATTGGAAAGAAGGAAATATACATGGTGGTGCTATGTGGGCTAGAATGCCTATTCAAGGTATTGTAGCTGACATACCTGTTGATGAGTGGGCTTTACCAATGGAAAACCATTTAGTTCAGCCTTGGGATTGCGAGTCTAGAACTCATTCAGTAGTTGTTCTTGATAGAACAAGTTCATCTCCTTGGATTGCTAAAATAGATGGTAATTTTTATAAAGCTAAATATTTGTTTACTGTAGATTATACAGACCATTCTATAGCAGATGACCCTGCTCAACATAAACAATCTCATGTATTATATATTACAGAAGACTGTCCTTGGAAAGGTAATTTAGTTGCTTTACCAAATAACAGAGTTAGAGTAACAAATCCAGCTCTTTGGACTACAGGAGAAGGTCCTCCAGACTTTCTACCTTCACAATGGTTACATTCAGCAGAAGGACATGAAAGTTATATGAATCCAGATGTTACATTTAATAATTTATATAAAAAATAATGGCACTAAAAAAATCACAAAGAAGTTTAAAAGATTGGACTAAACAAAAATGGCGAACTAAGTCAGGAAAAAAGTCATCTAAAACTGGTGAAAGATATTTACCTTCAGCAGCTATTGCTGCATTAACACCTGCAGAATATGCAGCGACAAGTCGTAAAAAAAGAAAAGATACTAAAAAAGGAAAACAACATTCCAAACAACCAAAAAAGATAGCTAAAAAAGTAAGAAAGTATCGTAGGACAAAATAATGTTATTACCTGATGGCTACATAAAAAGAATTACATCCACCATACCTTTTGGTTATGAAGTTTCTGATATAGTAGGATTTTTAAAACCAATACCTAATCAATTAGAAGCGTTAGATGTAGCTGAAGCTATGGTTAATAATAAAGAGGTAACTTTAAGAGATGCTTCTTTTTGGCTTCATAATGAAACAGGTCGTTACATTTCTCATGTTGGTTTAAAAAATTATATAGACAAAAGAAATACATATGAGAGAGAAACTGAATGATTGGGATATTAACCCAGATAATTATTTAAAAGATGAAAATAATAATTTCATTTTAAAAAATAATGGTGAACCTAAGAAAAAACCTGGCAGACCTACAGGTTCTAATTTAAAAAATAAATTTTCCAAAAAAGATGGTTATGAGTCAGCTAGAAGGTCTTTAAAAAATAAAAAAGATGGAATTAAAAAACTTGAAAAAGCTCTTGAGGCAAAGCGACAAAATTTTAACAGACACAAAAAAATCTTATCAGAAATTGACTCAAACAAAACTACAAAACATGGAAAAATTACAACAGACTCAGAAGTTTCCTCTTTACCACCAACTCTTCAAAATCAAATAAACAATTCTAAAATTTTATTTCATCCTAATGAAGGACCACAAACTTCCTTTTTAGCTGCTCCAGAAAAAGATGTTTTGTATGGAGGTGCAGCTGGAGGTGGTAAATCTTATGCTATGCTTATAGACCCTCTTAGGAATTGTTCAAGAAAAGCACATAGAGCATTAATTCTCCGTAGGTCCATGCCAGAGCTACGAGAATTAATTGATAAATCTAGAGAGATATATCCTCAAGCTTTTCCTGGTGCAAAATTTAGAGAAGTAGAAAAAGTTTGGAACTTTCCTAGTGGGGCTAAAATAGAATTTGGATTTTTAGAAAAAGATGCAGATGTGTATAGATACCAAGGTCAATCTTACAGTTGGATTGGTTTTGATGAAATTACACATTTACCTACAGAATTTGGATGGAATTATTTAGCTTCTCGATTAAGAACAACTGACCCTGATTTAAAAACTTATTTAAGATGTACAGCTAACCCTGGAGGTGTAGGCTCTAGTTGGGTTAAAAAAAGATATGTCGAACCTTCAGAATCAAATAAAACTTTTGTCGGTACAGATGGTTTAACTAGAAAATTTATACCAGCAAGATTAGCAGATAATCCATTTTTAGCTAGAGATGGTGTTTATGAAAAGATGCTTAAATCTTTGCCACCTACACAAAGAAAACAATTACTAGAGGGTAATTGGGATGTATCTGAAGGTGCAGCTTTTGCAGAATTTGATTTAGACTTACATGTTATTGACCCTTTTGAAATACCTATACATTGGAGTAGGTTAAAAGGTATAGACTATGGTTATGCTTCTGAATCTTGTTGTTTATGGGGTGCAGTTGATGTTAACGATGGAACTTTAATAATTTACAGAGAATTATATCAGAAGGGCTTGACAGGAGTTGATTTAGCCAGTATAATATCTAATATGGAACTGGAAGACCCTATGAGTGTTCCTGGTGTGTTAGATACAGCAGCATGGTCACGAACAGGAACTACAGGTCCTACAGTAGGAGAGACTTTACAAAAAGCAGGACACAAACTAAGAAGAGCAGACAAGAATAGAGTCCAGGGTAAAATACAAATACATGAGTATTTAAAAGAATCTGTTAGTGGGAGACCTAAATTACAAATTTTTAGAACTTGTAAGAACTTAATAAGAGAATTACAAAGCATACCATTAGCTAAAAATAATTCTGAAGATGTTGATACACATGCTTCAGACCATGCTTATGATGCATTAAGATACATGATTATGAGCAGACCTAGACTTAATAGTCCAGTTGAAGAGTTAAGAAGAATAAAAGAAAAACTTAGTTTTGAACCTGCTGACTCAACATTTGGATATTAATTATGTCAGAACCAGAAAACACACTTTTAAATGCAGATAACATTTATCAAAATGTTGAAGGTGAATCAGGTAAAACTTTAAATTTAGAAGAAGACCAAAGATTAAATTTAGTTGGAATAGTTCAAAGCAGATATGCATTGGCAGAACATGCAAGAGATACAGATGAAACTAGATGGCTTGAATCTTATGAAAACTATAGAGGGCTTTATGGAAAAAGAGTTAAGTTTAGAGAGTCTGAAAAGTCTAGAGTATTTGTAAAAGTTACAAAGACAAAAGTATTAGCTGCATTTGGTCAATTAGTAGATGTACTATTTGGTACAGGAAAATTTCCTATAGGTATAAGTGAAACTAAAATACCTGAAGGAGAAAAAGAAAATGCTTTCTTAGATATATCTAATCCTAATCCTGGATTAGAAACTTCAGAGCCTAGAGAAGTACCTGATAATATAGGTAATCAAATAGGTGGACCTTACGACATCGGCTATGAAGGAGATGGTAAGGTGTTAAAACCTGGAGCTACTTTTGGTGATGGAGTTTTTGATGAAGCTGAAAAGCCTATAGAAAATAGAGCTGATGAGTTAGGTATTTTACAAGAAGGTTTAGTTCCTGAACCTCAAGTTCCAGAATTATCACCAGCTCAGAAAGCAGCTAGGAGAATGGAAAAATTAATCCATGACCAAATAGAAGAATCAAATGGTTCTTCAGAAATTAGAAATGCTTTATTAGAAGCGTCATTATTAGGAACAGGAATTATAAAAGGTCCTTTTAATTTTAATAAAAGATTAAATAAATGGCAAAAAAATGAGATGGGTGAAAGAGAATATTCACCTGTTGATGTTAGAGTTCCAAGAATAGAATTTGTTAGTTGTTGGGATTTTTACCCTGACCCTTCAGCAACTAATATTAATGAGTGTCAATATATAGTTCACAGACATAAAATGAATCCTAGTGAACTAAGAGCATTGAGAAATATGCCTTATTTTGATAGCGATGAAATAAGAAAAGCTATACAAAATGGTCCTAATTATAGTGAAAAAGATTTTGAGACTCAATTAAAAGATGATTATGATGGGGATGAACTTTACGGAGATTCATACGAAGTTTTAGAATACTGGGGCATAATGGATGCTAAGTATGCTAGAGATGTAGGTTTAGATATAGATGAATCTGTAGATGATTTAGATGAAGTTCAAATTAATGCATGGATATGTGGAGATGTTTTACTAAGAGCAGTAATAAATCCTTTTACTCCTTATAGATTACCTTATCATGCTTTTCCATACGAAAGAAACCCTTACAGTTTTTTTGGTATAGGTGTAGCTGAGAATATGAATGATTCTCAACAAATTATGAATGGTCATGCAAGAATGGCTATAGATAATTTAGCTTTATCTGGCTCATTAGTTTTTGATGTTGATGAATCAGCTTTAGTAGGTGGTCAAAGCATGGAAATATATCCAGGTAAAATTTTTAGAAGACAAGCAGGAATGCCAGGACAAGCTATCTATGGATTAAAGTTTCCTAATACTGCACCTGAAAACATGATGATGTTTGATAGGTTTAGACAGTTAGCTGATGAACAAACAGGTATTCCTAGTTACTCACATGGACAAACTGGCATACAAAGTATGACAAGAACAGCTTCAGGAATGTCTATGTTGTTGGGAGCAGCTAGTTTAAATATAAAAACTGTTGTTAAAAATTTAGATGATTTTATGTTAAAACCATTAGGAGAATCATATTTTCAATGGAATATGCAATTTTTTGATGGTAATATAGATGTAGAAGGTGATTTAGAAGTTAAAGCAACAGGTACTAATAGCTTGATGCAGAAAGAAGTAAGAAGTCAAAGACTTACAATGTTCTTACAAACTGCACAAAATCCAACTATTGCACCATTTGTTAAAGTTTCTAAATTAATAAGTGAACTTGCTTACAGCTTAGATTTAGACCCTGATGAAATACTCAATGACCCTGAAGAAGCAGCTGTTATGGCACAAATAATAGGAATGCAAAATGTTGGACAAAATATTGGCTCGGAAACTGAACTTGTTAATCAACAAGGAGGACCAATGGGAGGCAATCCAAACTTACCTCCAGAAGCTCAAGGAGTTAGACCTCCAATCCCTGCTGGGGGCGAGGTCGGACCAGGAAATGTATCGTTTGCAGGGGAGACTTCATTTACTGGCACAAATAGAGGAGCTGCCCCTGAAGGTGAAGGAAGCCCTGAATAGAAAGGAAGAAATATGAAAAGTTTATTAAACCCTGAATTAGCAGATTTAGACAAAGATGGTAAGTTATCTTCTTATGAAAAAAATAGAGGTATGGCTATAGAGAAATCCATGAGAGAAAAAAAGATGGAAGGTGGCTTATTAGATTCCGATATGGTTAGAATGAACTATGCTGAAGGTGAAGATGTAAAAGATGTTTCAGAAGGAGAATTGGCTACAGTATCTAGAATATTAAATAAAATAGAAAATAGTCTTCTAGATGATGTTGAATATGACCAAATGATTGAAGATTTAAAACAAAGTACGGATGAGAGTCAACTAATCGGTTTTAGAAAAAGACATTCAGAATTTGATGAATTTATACAAAATAAAAAAAGTAGAAAAATATTATTAGACACTTTACAAAATAGAGATAAATTACTAGGAAGAACTATAGAACCTAAAGAACAAGAACAAGAACAAGACAGACAACAAAAATCAGAAGGTGGAGAGTTAATACCTGATGAACAAATGGAAGAACAATTCGTAGATTTTGTGATAGATGAAGCTCTATCTGATGAAGAAGAATCTATGTTAATGAAACAACTGGAAGCTAATCCTAAATTAAGTATGATATTTGATAAAGTGATTGAAAAAGCTTCAGAGTTTACTGGTGCTGGGGAAGTTGACGGACCTGGTACTGGGATTTCTGATTCGATACCTGCAAGGTTATCGGATGGGGAATTTGTCTTTACAGCAAAAGCAGTAAAACAAATAGGCGTTGATAATCTAAATAAAATGATGGATGATGCCGAAGCTGCTTTTGATGAGAAAGAAAGAAAGACTATGCAAGAAGGTGGCATGATGTTACCTGATGAGGAAATGCAAGAATCCGATACTAAAACTGTTAATCTTAATTACAATGTATCAAATCCTGCAAAAGAAGAGCAACCTTTTCTTTTAAAACAGCAGGAAGAGGATATGATGGATGAAGAGGTAAAAAGAGGTATGGTTTCTGCAAGACCTTATGTTCGTAGTTAAATTTAACCGAAAGGCGACCTTTACAAGACAAGCCCTGCATGTACAGCAGCTACCTTGAAAGATTGTTAAAGCACTTAATAGGAGAATAAAAATGGCTGATAAACAAGAAACAGCAAACCCTTATAACTTAAAAAAAAGTTGGCACGAAGGAGAAGATAAACCTTTTGTATCATCTGAGAATATGTATTTCCCAGAACCTACTACAGAAAATGTAGAACAAGAAGGTAATGAAGAAAAACAACTTCAAGATGACTCATCAGAACAATCTCAACCATATTCGCAACCCAACTATAAAAAAAGATACGATGACTTGAAAAAGCATTATGATAGTAAACTTAATGAGTTTAAACAGAAAGAGCTTGAACTTATAGAACAAGCACAACAAGGTCAGGTGAAATATACACCTCCTAAATCTGAAGAAGAACTTGCTGAGTTTAAAAAAAAATATCCTGATGTTTATGATGTAGTTGAAACTGTTGCTACAATGCAAAGCGAAAGCAAAGCAAAACATCTTGAAGAAAAGGTAAAACTTTTACAAGAAAGAGAGCAACAAGTTTTAAGATTAGATGCTGAGAAAGAACTCAAAAGAAAACATCCTGATTTTGATAATATTAGAAACAGCGATGATTTTCATAACTGGGCTAAATCTCAACCTGAGTCTATACAGAATTGGATTTATAAAAATTCTAGTGACCCAGAATCAGCTAGTCGAGCTATAGATTTATTTAAGTCAGATATGGGTGTTGATAATAAACAGCCATTAAGTAGTCCAGAAAAAACAGCTTCTGCAGCTGACATTGTTTCTACTAAGACAACTAATGTTGAGCCACAGCAGCAAAAAATTTGGACACAACAGGAGATTCTTGCTTTATCTCCAGCTGAATTTAATAAACTTGAAAAAGAAATTGATAAAGCTTGGGAAGAAGGAAGAATTAGTAATTAACTTTAATTTTTTCATTTAAGGAGAAGAAAATGGCACAGTATTTTGAACCAAGTCCAGATACAAATGCAAACTTTGGGAACTCCGTAAGTGGTCAGGCTAATAGTTTTTTCTTACCTGCAATTTATTCTGCTAAAGTATTAAACTTTTTCAGAAAAGCAAGTGTGGTAGAAGCTATTACAAATACAGACTACTCTGGAGAAATCAGTAACTTTGGTGATTCTGTTCTAATTATTAAAGAACCAGAAATTAGCGTTTCAAGCTACACCAGAGGAAGTGACCCAACTGCTACAAAATTAACAGACCAAGAGACATCTCTAGTCGTTGATTCAGCAAATGCTTTCAAATTCATCGTAGATGATATTGAACAGAAAATGTCGCATGTTAACTTTAAAGAAGTTGCAACATCATCAGCAGCTTATGCTTTAAGAGACTCTTTTGACTCTTCAGTATTAGCATCAATGTTTAGTGGTGTTTCATCTTCAAGCCCAGACCATATTATAGGTGCTGATGCAGCTTCTGCATCTCAAAATATGGGTCAGCATCAAGGTGGTTCTAATTCTATCGACCTTTTAGGTTCTGATGGAACAGGAATTGACCCATTAGATGTTATGGCTTTCATGGCTAGATTACTTGACGAGCAAAATGTACCTGAAGAAGGTAGATGGTTTGTTGCTCCTCCAAGTTTTTATGAGCAACTATCTCAATCTAGCTCAAAGTTACTAAGTGTTGACTTTAATGCAGGTCAAGGTTCTATTAGAAATGGTTTAGTTTCTAGTGGAGCATTGAGAGGATTTAATATGTACAAATCTAATAATGTTGCTGCTACATCTACATGTAGTGGTAAAGTATTAGCTGGACATATTTCATCTACAGCAACTGCTCAAACAATTATCTCAACTGAGGTCCTAAGAGACCCAGATTCATTTGGTGATATTGTAAGAGGATTGCATGTATTTGGTACAAAAGTCCTAAGACCTGAAGCATTAGTTTCAGCTTTTTACACTATTGACTAATAGTACTAGGGGAGACTTCGGTCTCCTCTTTTTTTTAAGGAAAAATTATGGAAAATCCACAAGAATATAAAGACAACTCTATGCAAGATTACGAAGATATAAATAGTAAAGAAAATATGTGTAGAGATAAAGCTGGATATAACGAAAGTTTAGTACCAGTAGAAAACAAAGAAGTTTTTAAAATAAATAAATAAATAAACAAACACAAATAAAATTTACTCTGGGGAGAGGAGATGGCATCCACATATTTAGGAATTACAAATGAATTGTTAAGAGAACTTAATGAAGTTCCTTTAACTTCTTCTAGTTTTTCAGGAGCAGTAGGATTTCAGGCGTTTGTTAAAGATGCAATAAATAAAGCTATATTTGATATTGCTAACGAAGAACCACAACTACCTTTCTTTTCAGCTGGAGTTAGTGGTAGTACAGACCCCTTTTATGGTAATACTACAGTTGCTACAGTAGCAGGAACTAGGTGGTATTTATTAAATGCTAGTAGTTCAAGCATAACAACTGACTTTGCTTCAATAGATTGGGATGATTTTTATTTAACAACAATAAATGTTTCTGGAGAATCAGCTCCTCATGTTTCAAAAGGATTAAGATTTGTAAATCTAAATGAATGGAGAAGGTACTACAGAGATAGCGAAAATGAAGATGATGCTGGAAATCAACAATTTGGTGAACCTAGATTTGTAATTAAATCACCTGATAATAGAAAGTTTGGATTAAGTCCTATACCTGATAAGGTTTATAATGTTCATTTTTATGCCTTTAGTAAACCTACAGCTTTATCAGCTCACGATGACTCTATAGTCTTACCAGAACAATACAGTAATGTCATAACTGCAAGAGCTAGATATTATATTTGGCAGTTTAAAGAAAGTCCTCAACAAGCAGCTTTTGCATTAGAAGATTATAAAAAAGGATTGAGGCACATGAAATCTAATTTAATAAATCCAACTCCAAAGTTTATGACAGACGATAGGACATATTTTTAATTATGGCAAGACCACAACCTTATACAGTTGCATGTGATGGAGGATTAGTAAAGTCTAATAACTCTATAGACTTGTTAAGAACTCCAGGAGTGGCAACAAGTTTACAAAACTTTGAAGTCTCTATAAAGGGAGGCTATAGAAGAATAAATGGCTATCAAAAATTTGGAGGTGATAGTGCTGTTAAACCCTCTGGAGCAGCAGATACTATTTTAGGAGTATTTCCATATGCAGACGGAGTTATTGCTTGTGTTAGTGATGATATATATTTTAGTAACACAGGAACAAGTTGGTTACAAATTAATAGAAGTTCTGTTTCTGGTAGTGGAGATAATCACACAACCTTTTCTGGTAGAAGTGTATTAAATAGAACAAATCAAGGTCAAGCACAGTTTGTTTTATTTGAAACTGCTACCTCTAATTATGGCACAGTTATTATATCTGATGGAGCTAATAAACCTTTTAGTTTCAGAATGGAAGGAACTGGAATATTAACTTCAAGAACTTTTTTTGCATCAGAAATTACTGTAACAGGAACAAAGGGAGTTAAATATCTTACAGTACATGACCACCATTTGATAGCTGCTGGAGTAGAAGATAACTTAAATTCAGTTTTTTTTAGTGCCTACAATGACCCAACAGATTTTTCTGGGGGAGGAAGTGTAACCATTTCAGACCAAGTTCAGGGCATAAAATCATTTAGAGGAGATTTAATAGTTTTTGCTAAAAATAGTTTACATAAATTAATAAATATAAATGATACAAGCAATATAAGAATAGATTCAATTACTGAAAATGTAGGCTGTATAAGTGGATATAGTATTCAAGAAATAGGTGGTGATTTAATATTTTTAGCACCTGATGGTTTAAGAACTGTAGCTGGTACAGCAAGAATAGGAGATGTGGAGTTAGGAACAGTTAGTAAAGCTATACAACCAATATTAACTGAATTATCAGAACAAATAGATGAATTTATAATTGAGAGTTTAGTCATAAGAGAAAAATCTCAATACAGATTATTTTACACAGACACAGACAATAGTAACTCAGCACAAAAAGGAGTTATAGGAACATTAAGACAAAATGGTTTTCAATGGTCAGAAACATTAGGTTTAGAAGTTACAGCTATAGGTTCTAACTTTAACAACAAAGGAATAGAAGTTTATTTTCATGGAGATACAGATGGATTTGTTTATGTGCATGAATCAGGAAACAATTTTAATGGTAGCTCGATAGATGCTAAATATGAAACACCTAACTATGATTATGGTGATTTTGGAACTTTAAAAACTTTACATTATGGTAAATTTTCAATAGGTCCTGAAGGAGAATGTCAACCTACTTTAAGAGTTAGATTTGACTATGAAAGTAGCGATATTCCTCAACCAGATGATATTGTTTTAACTTCAGTACCAACACCTTCAATCTTTGGAACAGCTGTTTTTGGTACAGCTAAGTTTGGCTCACCAGAACAACCTTTAGTTAGATTAGGTTTAATTGGTAGTGGTCATAGTAACAGCTTTAGAGTTTTTAGTAACGATACAAATGCACCTTATACAGTAAATGGATTTTATATAGATTACATACCATCAGGCAGGAGATAAAATATGGCAAGTTATACAAGGCAAAGTACATTTAATGATGGAGATACCATCACAGCAGCATTATTTAATAATGAATATAATCAATTAGTTAATGCTTTTAATAATTCAACAGGACACAAACACGATGGCACAACAGCTGAAGGACCAGTTATAGGTCTCATAGGAGATGCTGGAGAAACTTCCCCAAATAACAAAGTATTAATAGATACATCAAACAATCACATAGAGTTTTATATAGAGGTATCATCCTCTTCAGTTCAACAATTAAGAATACAAGATGGAGCTATAGTTCCTATAACAGATAGTGATGTAGATTTAGGTACTAGCTCATTATATTTTAAAGATGCTTTTATTGATTCTATTACAACAACAGGTAATATTTCAGTAGGTGGTAACTTAGATGTTACAGGTACAATAGATTTTAGTGACTCTAATATTACTAATGCTGGTAGTATTCAGTTAGATAGTATATCAGGAGATGCAGATTCAGATACTTCTATTACTTTTTCTGGCTCAGATGTTATTACAGTTGCAGCTGGAGGAGCAAATCAAGTCACATTTACTAATGGTGCAATAGTACCTTCAACAGACAACGATATAGATTTAGGAAGCTCCTCATCAGAATTTAAAGATTTATTCATTGATGGTACTGCCAATATTGATAGCCTAGTGGCTGATACTGCAGACATAAATGGTGGTACTGTCGATGGAGCAATAATTGGTGGCTCAAGTGCAGCTGCTATTACAGGAACAACCATTACTGGTACAAGTTTTGTTATTGGTAGTGCAGATATAAATGAAGCTGAATTAGAAACTATTGATGGAGTTACAGCAGGAACTGTTGCAGCTTCTAAAGCAGTAGTAGTAGATAGCAATAAAGATATTGCAAGTTTTAGAAATGTAACATTGACAGGAGAACTAGATGCTGGTTCTTTAGATATATCAGGCGATGCTGATATAGATGGTACATTAGAAACTGATGCATTGTCTATTAATGGAACAGCAGTAACATCTACAGCAGCTGAACTTAATATTTTAGATGGTGTTACAGCTAGTGCAACTGATATAAATTTAATTGATGGTATTACAAATGGAACAGTTATTGCAAGTAAAGCTATTATTACTGACTCTAACAAAGATATATCAGGTGGTAGAAATATCACAATTTCTGGAGAGTTAGATGCAGGGTCACTTGATATTTCAGGAGATGCTGACATAGATGGTACGCTAGAGGCAGATGCTATCACAGTTAATGGTGCAACTTTAAATGAAGTTATTACTGACGCTGTTGGAGGCATGGTAAGTTCTAATACTGAAACAGGTATTTCTGTCACTTTTGAAGATGGTGATAATACACTTGATTTTGTACTTGGTTCATCACAAACAACAATATCATCTTTATTAAATACAAGTTTAGTTATTGGTAGAGATGCAGATAATGACATAGACTTTGCTACAGATAATAATATTATATTTAGAGCAGCTGGTGCAGACCAAATAAAATTACAAGATGGTGCTTTAGTTCCAGTTACAAATAATGATATAGATTTAGGTACATCTAGTTTAGAATTTAAAGATGCATTCTTTGATGGCACAGTTACAGCTGATGCTTTTGCTGGTCCATTGACAGGTAATGTTACAGGTAATGTTTCAGGAACAGCAGCTACAGTAACAGGTGCAGCTCAATCTAATATTACAAGTCTTGGTACACTCACAACTTTAACTGTTGATAATGTTATTATAAATGGTACGACCATTGGACATACTGACGATACAGACCTAATGACATTAGCTGATGGCGTATTAACTGTAGCTGGTGAAGTTGATGCTGTTAGTTTGGATGTATCAGGCGATGTCGATGTTGATGGAACTCTTGAAGCAGATGCTATAACTATAAATGGTGTAACTTTAGCAGAAACTATTTCTGATACTGTAGGTGCTATGGTTTCTTCAAACACAGAAACAGGAATTACAGTTTCTTATGATGATGCTGATAATACTTTAGATTTTGTTATTGGAACACTTAATCAAGATACTACAGGTAATGCAGCAACAGCCACAGCTTTAGAAACTGCAAGAAATATTCATGGAGTAAGTTTTGATGGTACTGCAAACATAGACCTTTCAGAAGTTATACAAGACACAGTTGGAGCTATGTTTAGTTCTAATACAGAAACAAATATTACAGCTACCTATCAAGATGCTGATGGTACTATAGATTTAGTTGCAGCTGCTTCTACTTCTTTTGTAGTTGAGGATGATGATGGTACAGAAGTCACAATAGACAATGGTAAAGAACTAAAAATTATTGGTTCTGGTATTACCACAAACTTTACAGATACAAGTGATGGCTCAGACTCAGACCCATTTGATTTAACTTTAACAATAGATGCAGCTCAGACAGGTATTACCTCTTTATTAGCTACAGATATTAAAATAGGTGAAGATGATGAAACAAAGATAGATTTTGAAACAGCAGATGAAATACATTTTTATGCTGCCAATGCTGAACAAGTGTTTGTATCAGATGGTGTTTTTGGACCACAGACAGATAGTGATGTTGATTTAGGTACAACAGGTGTTCGTTTTAAAGATGCTTATGTTGATAGTATTACAGTAACAGGCGAAGTAGATGGTGCTTCATTAGATATTTCTGGTGATGCAGATATTGATGGTACTTTAGAAGCTGATGCGATTACTGTTAATGGTACAGCTCTTGATGAGTTTATTCAAGATACTGTAGGTGCTATGGTATCTTCTAATACCGAATCAGGTATAACTGTAACTTATCAAGATGGCGATGGAACATTAGACTTTTCAGTTTCTGGTACAACTGCAGATAACATATCAGATGCAGATGGTGATACAAAAATACAAGTAGAAGAATCATCTGATGAAGATGTAATTAGATTTGATACTGCTGGTACAGAACACATGAGTTTAGGCTCTACAGGAATACTTGAAGTTGTTCCTGCTACTGGTGTTACAGCTATAAGAATGAAAGATAGTGGCAACACTCACATAGAAATGGGTAGTGAAAAAGCTATGAAATCTGGTGGTGATGCAGCAAACTTTGCCATGAGAAATGATGGTGGTAATATCCACCTAATGACCAATGGACAAAACAATAGAATAATTGTATTTCAAAATGGTGATATAAGCTTCGGTGGTAGTACAGGTAATATAATTAATTCATCATCAGGCACAGGTGTATATTTTGAAAATGGTAATGATTTAGTTTGTGCTAGGTCAGGTGGGGCAGCACTTTCAGTTCTTAGACAAACAAATGATGGTGAACTTATAAGATTTAAACAAGCAGGGTCACAAGAAGGCAGTATAGATGTTAGTGGTAGTACAGTATCTTTAAGTGGTTTTGTTGGTATTCACGAAAGTTCTGGAGTTGATACAAGCACAGATATAGGAACTGTTGTTTCTAGTATAGATGAATTAGATACTTATTTATCAGGAAGTAAAATAGGACAAGATAGAATAGACCACCCTAAAGTAAAAATTAGTGACTCTGTAGGTGACACAAGAGTTTTAGGAGTTTTAGCTGGGCTAACAGAATCTGATGGTAAATTAAAAGTAGCAGGATTGGGAGTAGGTTCTATAAAAGTTACTGGAGCTTGTAATGGTGGAGATTTATTAGAGTCTAATGGTGATGGTACAGCTAAAGTACAAGATGATGATGTTATTAGAAGTAAAACAATAGGAAAAGTAACGATAGGAAATAGTGATGTTAATGTAAAGTTAGTATCTTGTATTTTATATTGTGGGTAATCAAAAGGAGAAAAAATGGTAAGTTACGAATGGAACTGTGAAAATGTAGAATACTATCCTAATTATAATGGACAAGAAAAAGTTATATACAAAGTTCATTGGCAGTTATCAGTAGTAGATAGTGAATTAGATGAAAGAGGTTTACCTTATAGAGTAAATAACTATGGCTGTCAGTATTTAAATGTTGAAAATTTAGAAAACTTTATAGCTTATGAAAATGTATCATTAGTTCAAGTACAAGAATGGGTAGAAAATTCTATTAATATTGATGATGAAAATTCTGTTCAAAATTTAAAAGATGAATTAGCTAGTCAACTTGAAGAAAAGAAAAATCCACCTTTAGTAAAAGGAGTTATTGCATAATGGATTTACTAACACCATACATTATCTGGAATGTATTCATAACTTTGGTACTTGCTCCACTAATGTATAGTATTAGGCAAAATGCTTCAGAATTAAAAAGACAAGATATATTAATAAACAAAACAAGAGAAGAGGTCGCAAAAGAATATGTGACTAAATCAGAGGTCAAGGATGATATGAATAATCTCATGGATAGGCTTGAAAAGCTTGATGAGAAGATTGATAGATTGTTTGAAATAAAATAATTTTTTTATAGGAGAAAAAATGAAACCGAAGAAATATAATAGAAAAGCTCAACCAGAGCAACTAGACCATTATGGACCTAACGGACCTTTACTTTCAGGAGATGTAAATTCTGGAAGTCAAGAAGGTTTTGGAGGTTCTCAGGGTGCTAATCCTGTGGGGGGAGTAAATGATGTTTACTTACCTGATAATAGAAGTGTTGCTGGTGGAGCAAACGAAATAGGACCTGGTTTTGGTGGTAGTCAAGGTGGAAACCCTAGTGGTGGAGCAAATGACATTTACTTACCAAATAATCCAAAAGTTCCTAATAGTGGAAATATTTATTTAGAAGATAATAAAGAAGTATAAAAATGAAAGGCAAAAATATAGCTTTGTTTTTGGCTATAGGTGTGCCTGAAGGTAAGTTATTGAGTAAATTAAGAGATAGGAAAAATGGCAAAAAAAAGAAAAAGAAAAAGTAATATTAAAAAAACTATTGATGTTATAAGAAAAGCATATCAACTTGGAGGTCAAGGACCTTTAGGTTCTAGAAGTGCTAGAGAGCTTCCTCCTAAAGAATTTGAGGATGCAGGTATTCCAAGACCATTACCTCCTATACCTACACCAAAACCTAGTGTAAATTTACCACCTGATATGCCAGATATGGATGCACAAGTTCCACCAGGAGCAAAAACTCAAGCTGGTGTGCCTGATTCTGCCCCACAAAAAAGACAAGAGGATTTTGATGAGAGGAGAGGACCTGAAATAGGTGATGAAAGAATAATTAATGGATTTATTCATGTATGGAATGGATTTAGTTTTGAAAATACAGGTGTAAAAGCTGATGAAACACCAGAACCAACACCAGAACCAACACCAGAACCAACACCTGCCCCAGATTCTACACCTGCTCCAACTCCTGCTCCTACTCCTGCCCCACAAGAAGGTAGAGATAGAGCAAGAGAAATAGCTCAATCTATATTAGATGGAACTTATCAAGGTCCACAGTTACCAGAAGCAGTTCCTGTGCCAAGAGGTGAGGATATTAAAGCTTTATCTATGCCTGAAAGAGAAAGATTAGAAGCTGAAATAATAAATAATTTACCTCAAGAAGTTTTAACACAGGCTACAGTAGCTCAACCAGTTAGAGCTAAAGAAATTAGTTATCAAAATATTTCAGCTGCAGTAGTAAATGAAATACCAAATTTTGACCCTGCTACTTTAGAAAATTTATCGCCTGAAGCAATAGCTAAAGTTGAAGAATTAAGAACATTAACAGACCCTGCAGACTTTGCTTTTATTACTCAACAAGCTGCTAATTCTGCAAAAGCTAAAAAAGAAAATAGACCAATACAAGATTTAATTTCAAGTGGTGCATATGTTCCTGAAGTTAATAAAATAAATGCAGAAGAAATTTCAGAGACTCCTAATGCAGAAGCTCAACAAAGACAAGCTTTAACTGGAGAATCATCCACAGGAACAGCAGCTCAAATATTAAATACAGCAGGATATATTGCTTCTCAACAAAGAGTAGTTAAAGGAACAGAGGCAAAAGGAGCAGCTTCCTCAATGATTGCAGAAGTTGCAGAGTTACCAGAAAATTTATCAGTAATAATAGCAGAAGACCCTGCATCTATGGAAGCTCAAGTTGATAATGAACCTATTGATGTTCAAGAAGCAGTAGCAGCTCTTCCTGAAGAAGCCTTAGTTTCTTCTCAAATGGAATCATTACTAGGTGGTTTAGAGGATGGCGAAATACCTGTTTGGGCTAAACCAGCAGTAGATTTAGTTAATAGAAATTTATCAAGTAGAGGAATGCAAATCTCAACAGTTGGAAGAGATTCATTATTTAACGCTATCATACAAAGTGCTTTACCTATGGCTGAGTCTAATGCTAGAGCCTTACAACAAAGAGCTGCACAGAATTTATCAAATTTACAACAAGCTAACTTACAAGAAGCTTCACAGGCTCAACAGTTAAAATTACAGAACTTAGCTAATAGACAACAAGCTTCATCACAAACAGCACAGTTTGCTCAACAGATAAAAGTTTTACAAACTCAGACAACTCAGCAAACAACTTTAGCTTCAGCTCAACAGCAACAACAAGTTAGATTACAAAATTTACAAAATAGACAACAAGCATCTGTTAGTAACTTACAGGCTCAACAAACTATAAATGCTCAAAATTTAAGTAATGAACAACAAATTAATTTAGCAGAATTACAAATAGAAGCTCAAGTAGAAGGTGCTAATCAAGATGCAACAAATAGACAAAGATTAGCTGAGTTCCAGGTAGCTGCAGACTTTTTAGCTAAAAATGCAGCCTTTAAACAAGATATGGAAAAAGCTAATTTATCAGCTGACCAACAAGTAAGGTTAGCTAATTTGTCAGCTTTAAATCAGGCATCAAGAGATAATCTTACAGCTTCTCAACAAACTGAATTAGCAAACTTAAATAAACAAGTACAGATTAATATAAGAAATGCTGAGTTAGCTCAACAAATGGGTGTAACTCAATTAAATTTAGACCAACAAAGAGGATTACAAAATGCTCAAATGGTAGCTAATTTAGATATGGCTAAGTTTAATACTAACCAGCAAATTGAATTAGCTAATAGTAAATTTATGCAAACAGTTTCTATAAATAATATGAATGCTGAACAGCAATCTATATTACAAAATGCTACAAACATGGCGAGATTAGATTTAGCTACTCTTGACCAAAGAACTAGATTAGCAGCACAAAATGCTCAAGCGTTTCTACAAAAAGATATGACTAATTTATCTAATACACAGCAAATGCAAATGATGAAACAACAGCAAGAACAGCAAAGACTTTTAACAAATCAATCTCAAGAAAATGCTATGAGACAGTTTAACGCTAGAAATGATTTACAAGCTCAACAATTTATGTCTAGTTTAAATTCTCAAATAGACCAGTTTAATGCTCAACAATCAAACTCAATGGAACAATTTAATGCTCAACAAGCTAACGCTATGGAAGCTAGAAGAGTTGCAAATGCTTTAGATATTGAAAAAGCAAATATGGCTATGATAAATGAGATAAATAAATTTAATGATAGCTTAGACTTTGAAAGAGATAAATTTAATACAGCTAATGCTCAAGCTATTGAACAATCAAATGTTGAATGGAGAAGAAAAGCAAACATGGCAGATACTGCGATGATAAATCAAATAAATATGCAAAATGCTCAAAACGCTTATGACATGAATACAGCAGCTTTAAGTTTCTTTTGGCAAGAAATGAGAGATGAAGCAGATAGAACTTTTAGGGCTTCAGAGAATGAAATAGATAGAAAAACACAATTATTAGCTCAATCTATTGCTAACGCTGAATCTACTGCAAAAAATTATACAGACTATAATGAGTTGATAAATATATTTGGTAACTTATTTAACCCACCAACACAATCAGGAGGCACAGATTAAAATGGGAATATTCAAAAAAATAACTAAAAAATTTAAAAAAATTGTAAAAGGAGTTGGTAAAGCTATAAAAAAAGTAACCAAACCTGTTACTAAAGTTGTTAAAAAAGTTTGGAAAGGAATTAAGAAAGTAGGAGGTAAGATAATGAAAGCTGTTAACAAAGCTGGAATTATCGGTCAAATTGGCTTAATGTTAGTTATGCCATACGCCATGGCAGGAATAGGTAATTTTATTGGAGCAGCCTCTGGAGGAATAAGTGCTACTTGGTCAGGTTTTGGTAACTGGGCTAATTCTATGATGCAAGGTAGTTCAGCTTTTTCACAAGCAGTAGGTAGTATAGCAAAAGGTATTCATTCTGCAGGTGCTTTAGTTGGTAAAGGCATACAAACTGTATCAGGTTTTATTGATAGTGGATTTAAAGCTTTTAGTAACGCTACAGGCATACCTAATCCTATAGAAGGATTTTCAGAAGGTATAAAGAGAGGATATACAAAAGGTTTTGAATTTGTTAACAATAATGTTTTAACTGGTAAATTCAAACTAACTGATACTCAACTAGAAGGAGCTGGTGTTAAACTTGGTGTTCCAGAAGGTTTTGATTATCAATCTGCTCAGTTAAAAGATGGTAAATATGTTGATTCAGCTGGTAATGAAACAAGTGTAGAAAGATACTATAATGAAACTCAAGCAAGAGCTTTAGAGGTAAGTCAGGCTGAAGGATATGTTAAACCAGAAATAAATATGCCTGAAACAGATTTAGACCAATATAGAACTAACATAGATTCATATAAATTTAATGAATTAACAGGAACTTATGAAATTGAATCTGTACCTGGATATGAGTTTGATTTTTCTAAAAGTAGATTTGATGCACAAGGAAAATTAAAACCAGAATTTTATGATTTTAATGCTGATGCAGATTTTTATAAATTTAATGTAGAAACAGGTAAGATGGAGTTTGCACCAACTAGTAATCCTTTTGAAGCAAATAATTTTAAATTTAATCCTGAATCAGCAGAAATGCAAAAAATATATAAGGATTTAGGTATTCAAAGCACAGACTTAGTTGCAGAACTTGATGTTCAGCCAGATAATCAAAACTTTTTACAAAAAGGTTATGAGAAAGTTAAAAACTCTTTTGCTAATGACCCATTTGGTACTATATCTAGTGTTTATAATGTTGTTAAAGAAGGTAAAAATATTTATGATTCTTTCCAACAAGGTAAAGGTGGTCAAGGTGGTTTTGCAGGTGCTGGTATTGGAGAGTTATATCCTGAAGGTAGAGGTATTGATGACATGAACTTCTTTAGAGGTTCTGGACAGGTAGCTCTAAATTTAAACGCTTATGCATATGATATGCAAAGATATAATTATGGTTAAGGAGATATAAATGCAAGAAAAGAATCAAGAAGCTATTAATAATTTTGCAGCCTTTCAAGGTGCTATTCCAGGTCAATCATTAACTAATGACCCAGACCAAAAATATCCTTGGGAGCAACCACCAAGAATTACTAATCAACAAGAAGCTTTAGATTACATGACTTCTGAAATTTTAGAAGAAGAAAATTTATTTCCTATTATGAGGGCTGTAAGTAAAGGAGTTCCTATAGGCGATATAGTTTCTCTTATGTTACAACAAGCCTTTCAAGCTGGTTTAATCAACCCAGATTTAATGTTACTTCTTTTAGAGCCTTTACATTTTGTTTTAATGGCTATCGCAGAAAAATCAGGAGTTGGTTATGTTTTGTATGAAGGTGAAAATGAGGAAGAAGAATACGAATTTAATGTTGAAGAAGAAGATGACCAAGATTCATTTAAAAAACGAGGTAAATCTTTGAAAGATAGAGCTAATCAAGTGGGTATATCTATATCTAGAGAAGAAGTTCAATTACCAGAAACAATAGAAGAAAAAATAGAAGAAGCTGAGTCTATAGAAGAAGTAGGAGAAAGTTTATTAGCTCAACCAGAACAAAACACAGCAGAAAACAAAAGTTTATTAGAGAGGAGAATTGAAGAATGATTGACCCATCAGACCCAAATGTAAGTTCATTACAATATGGACAAAGTTTATTAGAAAGAGCAGAAAATCAAGCTAGAAAAAAACAAATAAAACAAGCTCAAAGAGATAGAAGAGAAAAATTTTTTCAATTTGCTTCTTCTGGATTAAGTTCTATTGTTAAACAAAAATGGAACGCTTTTGAAAGAGATAATTCAGCTCAGAAAATACAATTAAATCAAATACATGATAATGCAAATTCTATTTATGATATGCAAGAAGTAATTACCACTAATTATGATGGTGATGCTTCAGCATATTTTTCAGATAAAATTTATAATTATCTTGTTGGACAAAAAGATTCAAACGAATTTGCAAAAATGTTTCCCTATGCTGACTTATCAGGTACTGGTCAAGCTTATTTAAGAAAAAGAGCAAACGAATTAGGTGAACTTAGAGCTACAGAATGGGATGAATTAGTAACTTTTGCTGAAAAAATACCAGAAAGTGAAGAAGAACTTCTTGCTAATTGGGATTATTATAAACAATCTCAAGTGCCTACAAGTGTTGGTAATTGGATAGTTAGAGGTATATCTCAACAGTTTGATGGTAAAACAAAAGAAGAGTTTGAAGCAGAACAAAAAGCTTACAGAGAAAATCTTTTTAACGAAGGTGGAGCTTTTGCGAACTATGGAGAGTTTGATAAACAATATAAAAGTTTTTTAAAAAATAATCCACTTATAGCTGATGACTTAATGCAAGGTTTTCAAACATCTCATAATCAGTTAAATGGTATAGAAGTAAAAAGTGTTCAAGTTGTAAAGCCAGATGAAACTATATCATATAAACTTGAAAGGTCTGTTTACAACTCAATAGAATCAGATATAAAAACTCATGGTTCTCCTGAAAAGGCTATAGAGTTTTTTAAAAGTCAGGATAAAACACCAAATGCTGTAGCCAATGCTAAAATAAGTATGTCTCAATATGAAGATATTATCAAATCTATAAGTAATGTGGATAAATCTACTTTCTTAGTAGGAGATGCAGTAATTAGAGCAAGGCAAGATGAAAATAATTTTTTCTTTGATAATGAATCTGTGCCAGAGGGATTTTTGATAGATAAATTAATTCCAGAATCTATAGAATATAGGGAAGAAGTATCTACTAATAACAGAGGAGAGTTGGTAACTCAACAAGTTGGTTATGGTGAGTATATTAATAGAGAAACAGGTCAAGTTTATATTAAGAGAATACCTGTAGGAACTGCATATGGTGCTAGAAATACTGGTGTTACAACAGAAATAGAGCCATTTGCATATGAACCTGCTAAACAAGCAGAATTAGACTTAATACAAAACACAGTAGTTAATGATTTAATATTAAGTGGTGATATGAGATTTATAGATGCTAATGGTGAGGAAAAAACAATTAGATTTAAAGAAGATATATTAATAGGAGATGACCAACAATTAGATGATAAAATTTTTCAATTAGAATATACGGATAAGTCTAATAGAAAAGAAATAGTAGAACCAGGTACTTTTGGTACTTTGATAAATCAAATTCATTTAGTTAGAGGCAAACATATGTTTAGATATGATAAGTTTAAAGACTTTGAAATGTTTTTTGACCAATTTAGTGATGAACAAAAAGCAGTTGCTGCAGGTAATATTTTATTAAAAAGACATGTAGATAATCACCAAAGTACGATTGGTAAAGTTGTTCCTGCAGGTATTGATACTAATTTAAGTCTTATGGATTATGTTATAGCATTGAATAACCAATTTATGTCACAAGGTCAAACTATATATGGTAATGACATAAATGATTTTACTAACATTTTATTGGCTGCTAGTAATCCTGATTATGGACAGAGTAAAGCTGACCTGTTTAATTCTGTATTTAAAAGTGGTCTTTTTTATGTTGGTAAAAAGGCAGATGATGAGTCTGATGAAAATTACAACAAAAGAGGTCAAGCAGATTTACAATATATTCAAGCTATAAGAACAGCTATTTTTAAAGATAATGTTCCTGATAGATTTAATGATGATGTTCTTAGGGCTAAAATTGGATTTGTGCCTATGTCACTTACACCTGCACCTACTCCTACACCTGCACCTGGACCTACTCCTACACCTACACCTGCACCTACATCTGCATTTGTTTTAAAACCTTTTAATTATGACATAAAAACAAATACAAATTATAAAGACAGAGTGAATCAAGTACAACAATTATCTGATTATTTGATTGATTTAGGATTTACACAGGGTAAATTTGGTAAAAACACAAAAATAGGTACTAACCTAACCAGTCCTAGAGCAAAGAACTCTAAGGTAATATATGAAGCCTTACAAAGTTTAGTTGATGATAAGTCAAAAGACTTTCCAATAAAAGGATTTGGAAGTGTTGAAGCATATATGGCAGAGGCTTTAGGCATAGATAAAAGTCTTTACATGAAACCAGGCAAAAGACCAACACAAAAAATAGTTGATAAACAACTTGCTAGAGACTTGATAGCAGAAACTTTAGGTATTTAAAATGAATCAACCCAATCCTTTTCCCTTTGAAGACTTTCAAGATTACTATGATAGCAAGAAAAAACAACAAGAAAGTGAAACTTTTTATTCAACTCCAACAATGCCTGTTTATGGTGGTAAAGTTGGTAGGATAGAAAGACCTGGATATACTTTAGATGAGTTAGAGGATGATGAATACTTTCAAAAAAGAGCTGAAAGATTTTTGTCCTCTATAGGTGAAAAATCAGATGACATCTTTGAATATTTAAGAGATTCAGATTTTAATATTTTTTCTGGTATGCAACTTGCTATGAAAAGTGGTGATTTTACAGACCAACAAAAAGCAGATTACAAATATCTTAGAGAAAAATTTAATGGTGCTAACATGGGTAGTTTTAGACAATATACAGAACTATTCAAAGATGGTTTAATAGATATTGCTACAGACCCTACAACACTTCTTGCTATTTTAACTATACCTTTTACTGGTGGTGGTTCAGCTGCTACTAGAGCTGCAGCAGGAGAGGCAGTTAAACAAGGTTTAAAAGTAGCAGTAGGTGAAAATATAAAGCTAGAAGGTAGAAAACAAATTGCTAAAGCTGCTGGGATAAATGCAGCCATAGGTGGTGCTTACACAACAGCAGACAATCATTTTAGACAAACTTCTCAACTTAATACAAACATGAGAGATGCCTACTCACAATCAGAGTTATTGGGTATGGGTTTAGCTGGAGCAGTAGGTGGAGGTTTGTTAGGTGCTGGAGCTAAAGCCTTACAAGTTAGAAACTCTAGTGCTGTTGCAAAATTGGTTGATGATGAATATAGAGACCAAATCAATAATGATTTTATTTTTCAAATCAGAAAAGGTATAGATAAAAACTTACTTTCAAGATTTGGTGGTTCTGCAGCTAGTATTTTAAATACTCTAGCTGAATTTTCGCCAACTGCTAGAAAGCTAGGACAAACATTTGTTGATGATTTTCAAAATAAAATATTAAAAAGTTTTGGTAATTTAAAATCCAAAACAGGATATTCATATGCTGAAGATTTAGAACTTTTAAGAAGTAATTTTAAAACATTACTAGATACAGCTTTACAGCCTATAATGACAAAAACAGGCAGAATACCTCTTAGTAATGAAAAAAATGTTTTAAAAATATTAAGAGGAGATAAAGGTAGGTTTAGTAGAAAAGAAAAACAAGCAGCAAACAGACTTAGAAAATTTTTTAATAAAGTTTTTGAAGAAGCAGAAGATGCAGGATTAAATATAAATAGAGTAGAAAATTATTTTCCAAGGTCCTGGAATAGAAAAGCTATACAAGATAATAAAAAAGAATTTATTGATGAATTATTTAAAGATAAAGCTTTTAAGACTCCAGAAATAAAATATAAAACAGGACCAAAAAAAGGTCAAATCAGAGTTAAATCTAAACCTTTTACCAGACAACAAGTAGCAGATGCAGTAGAAGATATGCTCAATAAAAATAATGAAGAGTTTGCCTCTCATTCTAACTTGTTAGGTTCACCAAGAGTTTTAGATTTAAATGATAACAAATACGAAAAATATTTAACTAACACTTTAGTAGAAGTTTCTACAGACTATTTTTTAAATGCAGCTAGAGCTATACAACATAAAAAATCTTTTTTACTAAAAAAACCTAAAAGAGGTCAAACCAACGAAGAACAATTTGTAGAAAGATTTGTTGACCCAATAAGAAGAGAAATAGAAGAAAAGGGAGGAACATTTAAGCCTAGTGACAAGAGAAGAATTGTTAATCTTTATAAATCTGTAACAGGACAAGTAGATTTTTTTGATAGTCAAATATTACAAACCATTTATGATGGTACAAAGTTAGCTAACTCTATGGCTTATCTACCTTTAGCTACTTTATCATCAGCTACTGAGGTATTGATACCTTTACTAAAAACATCACCTGATAAAGCCTCTAAAGCTTTACTTGAATCTATTTCTGCAGGTAGTCACATCTTGAGAGAAGAAACCATAGAACAGCTTACAAAAAAATATCCAAAGTTATCTGATAAACAACTTTTAAAAGAAATGAGAAGTGTTTGGATAGCTATGGATGAACAAGTTTCTGATGTAACAAATAGATTAGCAGGTGAGGGTTTACAAACACCTGGATTAAAAAAAGGTGCTAGAATATTTTTTAGAAGTAACTTACTAATACCTTGGACCAAAACTGTTCAAGCTACAGCTTTTGTGGTGGGTAAAGATTTAATAAAAGATAATTTAAAAAAACTTAATGCCTTACAAAAAAAAGGCATAGATATTTTTGCTGATGAATCTTCATATATACAAAAAATAAAAAGTTTAAAAGGTGATTTTTTCAAAGAATTTCAAGAAGATTTAACTCAAGGAACAATAAAAAACTTAAAAGAAGAATTGTTTAGTTTAAATGTTGATGTTGGACAAGGTTTAAGATGGGTTGCTAGAGGTGGAAAAAACTCTGGTGACTTTTATAAAAATGATGTTTTAAGAGGGGCAGCTAGATTTACAAATAGTGTAATACTACAAACTGGTAGAGAAAGAGCTAAAGTTCCTACTTATATGACTAACCCAAAATTAGATATTTTAACTCAGTTTTTAAGATACCCTTATGTTTTCTCAAACACAGTTATAAAAAACTTTGTTAAAAAATCTTTAGATAATCCACTTGTAGGAACACCTCAAATGATGGCTTTTAATTTAATAGCAACTAACATAGCTTTAGAAACAGATTATTGGAGAATGAACGATGAATATAAAGCTAGACGAGATAAATATGGTTTAACTACTAGAGATGTGAGAGAAGCTATGCAAAGAACTGGTATGTTAGGTCCTTTAGATGCAGGAGTAAGGTATGATGATGCTATACAGTATGGACAAAATCCTTACTTAGCTGCAGCAGGAACATTTGGAGGTCCAGTAGTAAATGACATGATAGGTATGACTTTTTATGGTAGAGGTCCTTTAGAACAGCTAATTGCTAGAAAAGTTCCAGGCTATACAGCAAGACATATATTAGACGATTACACAATACCTTTTACTGATATAAAACCATTTGAAGGAACAAAAGCAAACTATGATGCTATTAAAGAATATGCTAAACAGTTTGATGAAGACATGGCATACAGACTAGATGCACTAGGTATTCCTATATTTGCTGATATAGTAGAAAGAAGAGAATTTTCTGAAGGTAGATTAGTAGAAGATGTCGCTAATGTTTCAGATAAACCAGAAAATAGAATAGACCCTTTTACAGGGTTGCCTTATGCAGCACAATCTGATATAACAATAGAATCTATTGCAGAAGAAGAACAAAGAGAAGTGGACAAACAGATGATGAGATTAGGTTTTGCTGAAGGCGATATAGTTGATGAGCCAAAGTTTAAAAATTTAAATACAGAAGATAAACAAGAATCATCTATTTCACAAGAAAATTTTAGAAAGGCAGCTGAAAATTTTAAATTTAAATTAAGAAATGAATTATTTACACAGCAAGAAGGTGAAGCAGGATATGATTATGCTCTCAAACAAAATTTATCAGAGGGAGAAAGAAGTCCTTTCTTAAAAAGATTATTTAAAAATTAAATGTTACTATACACCGAAGCTCAATTAGATGATGCCTGGCGATACGATTGTAAAATCAGAACTTCAAAAAACAAACCCTGGATTAATAGAGAAGAGTATAGAGAACTTTTTGAAACTTTACTAGACTTAGAAATAAATACCCTTAGTCCTGAAGCTCAAGATTTAATTAGAGATATACAAATTCACATACCTCAAAAAATGATTGATTCAATTCAATCTATTATAGATACAGAATTAGACACATAATAATGGGATTCCCTTTTGAAATAATTACAATGTTAGCATCTACTTTATTAAGTAGCTTATTAAGTTTATGGGCTGAAAGTAGAAAGGCTAAACAACAAGAACAAATGGCTCTTATCACTAGAGGTAAATTTCAACTCAAAGCTATAGAGTCAGCTCGAAATGTAAAAAATCAAGGCTTTCAATGGACCAGAAGAATCATAGCTTTATTGGCAGTATTTTCTATTGTAGTCTTTCCTAAATTAGTAGCAGTATTTTATCCTGATATAACTGTTACAGTAGGCTATACAGAATTTAGACCAGGCTTTTGGTTTTTTACAAGTGATGAAGAAGTTTTTAAATGGGTAACTTTTAAGGGCTTGGTAATAACTCAACTAGATACTAACCTAGTATCAGCTATTATAGGTATGTATTTTGGTGGTAGCTTAGTAAGGAAGTAATGGAAGACTGTAAAGATAAACTTGAAGTAACAACATTGTGTTTAGTATTTCTCATTATGCTAATTTTCTTAGCAGCTTAGTAAGATAAACATGGATGATTTTAAAAAAATAATTTTAGCTTTCTTAATATCTTTCTGTTTTTTGTTAGGATGGTTCATAGGAAAGCTAATTATACTAATATACTACTTATTTTTATCCCATTTTAGATAAAATGCTCTGTGAAGCCCTGTAAAGCTCTCTAACAGTTTTTATGCTTTTTTGGACCTCTACTATTCCCAACTATAATTAATTAAGTTACAGAGCATTCTGTGAGGTCATTTTTTTCAAAATACTAATTATTTAAAGCATTTAGTTCATTTTGCATTTGATAATGTAATTTACCAAATTTTACCAGACCTGAATCAATTAATGTTTCTATTAATTTTAAATCATGTCCTCTAAAAAATCTTTTTGCTTCTATTCTTGGAAGATTAGATATTTCTGAAATAATTTTACCTTCCGTATCTACTAATATTTTAAAAGAAATTATATTTGCTTCTTTTGATTTTTTGTTCATTCTACATCTTTAAATTGAATTTTATTTTCTTTTCCTTTTAAACCTGCTTTCATGTAAGTAGTTGCCCTACCTTCAAAGAAGTTTTGATGTTCAACACCCATAACTTCATCTAACCATTCTAAAGGATTATCTTTTTGACCATAATTAGTTTTTAATCCTAATTGTAAGAGTCTTCTATCTGCTATGTATCTATTATATTTATACATGTCTTGTTTTGTTAAACCTTCTATATCACCCATTTCAAAAACTAAATCTAAAAACTTGTCTTCTAGTTTAACCATCTCTCTGCAAATTTCGTATATTTCTTTTTTAAATTCATCTGTCCATATTTCTATGTTTTCTTTAATAAATTCTCTAAATACTCTTGTCATAGCTTCTACATGTAAAGACTCGTCTCTTATAGAGTAAGTAACTATTTGACCCATACCTTTCATCTTACCGAATCTAGGAAAGTTTAACAGAATTGCAAAGCTACTAAATAATTGTAGTCCTTCAGTAAAAGCTGAATAAACTGCAAGAGTTTTAGCTATAGTTTCTTTTTGTGATTTTTTAGGATTAAATTTACCTACATAGTCATGTTTATCTGCCATTTCCTCATACTCAGCAAAAGCTCTGTATTCTTTTGAAGACATACCAACAGTATCTAATAACAAACTGTATGCATGTTGATGAATAGATTCCATGTTAGCAAAAGATGCCATCATCATTCTAGCTTCAGGTTTTTTAAATAATCTCATGTATTTATCTGTGTACCCAGCACCTACATCAACATCAGATTGAGTAAACAATCTAAATATTTGTGTTATAAGATTTCTTTCATTATCATTTAGGTCTTGCCAATCTTTCACATCAGTATGTAATGGCACAGATTCTGGTAGCCAATGCATTTGATTTTGTAAAAAATAATAATCAAACATCCAAGGATATTCAAAAGGTTTGTAGTAGTCTCTAGTTGTTAATAAACTCATTCTGTGTCCTCCGTAAAATATGTGTTTAATACTTCTATTTTATCATGGTAATCTGCCATGTGTCCTAATTCTTTTTCTATAGTTTCCATTATATCTGAATGTTCACCAACTCCAACACTTTTTTGTAAGTAGTTCTCTACATTTATTCTGTGTTTGTGTAATTGTCCTGTAAAATACTGTATTAAAGCAGTAATAGTCATTTCTCTAAAGTCATCCATATGCATCCTCCAATAATTGTATGACAAAATCTTTAAAAGAATTTTTAAATTGTTCCATATCCCAGCCCCTTCTAGTTTGATAACAAAATTCAAAAATTTGATTATCGTTAGCTTTTAATTTTATATTTCGTTCTGCTGCTCTTTCTTTTATACAATCAATAGTTAAAGCCCACATAACTAATGATTCATTATCATCTTCCCATTTTACTATACTATCCCAATCTACATTCATTTTTTTTACCTCTAAATATTACTACCATAGAATCATGCATACCATATGTAGTTGCTTCTTTAGGATTATCTTTGTCATTTATGTTTATAAATTTTAATCTACCTTTTACAAATCTAATTTCTGAAGCATTAGGTAGTATAAGATTATGAAATAATTGGGTTGAAGTTGAAACAGGTAATAAACAAACACATACTTTGCCTTTTTGAGCTTCTCTTATACTTTTTATTATAAACATAGTTTTTATTTTTTTATCATATGGTGGATTTACAAAATTAGAATCACCCCATTCTTTTTTTAGTCCATCAAACTCAGAGTGTCCTGGACAAGGGTCAAAGTCAAAATTAAACTCCTTATCTAACTTATCATAAAAATCATCAGGTGTTTTCCAATGATTTGAAAAATGAACACTTCTATTTTTTCTAGCTTTTTTATTTTTTTCTGTCATTTACCTTGTCCTCTATATTTTTTAAAACTTCTACGAAAATTTTTATTCATAGTAGCAGTTCCTAAATTACCTCTTCCTATAGAAGTTCGTTTACCTCTAGCTCCTGTTGCTGGAACATGAACTGTTGTGCTTGTCCATCTTTTTGCCATTATCTAATTATATCTATTTCTGCATTTGTTTGAATTACAACTCTTGCACCACATGAAAGTAAAGGTTTGTCATTACCTCCATATTTAATAACCGAAGGACCATTAACTTTTACTTCGTGACAGTAGGTGTTTGTTTTTCCTTCTTTTATTGTTATAACAGGTTCATCTGTTCCATTCTTTTTATTAGCTCTTATTTTGTGTTGATTAACATGAATATATTTTTTAGCCATTAACCCTCACAACTTATACATTCTACCTCTTCTAATTTTATGCGAGGTACTTTTGTGTTTACATTTTCTGCTGATTTAGCAGCATTAGACCTGAAGTAATATAAAGATTTTAATTTATGCATAGCATACCAATGAACATCATGTACATATTGTAAGTAGTCATCATGTACTTCTTGTAATTCTGTGGCTGGAGGTAAATTAAAAAATAAATTGACACTTTGAGCCTGGCAAATAAATTCTTGTCTTTTATAAGCGTGTTCAATAATCCAAATTTGATTTATCTCATCTGCTGTTTTAAATATTTCTTTTTCTTCTTTCGATAAAATTTTTAAATTTTTAACAGAGCCATTGTCAGAAAATATTTGTTTCCATAATTTATCTTGTTCTTTTTTAGTAATTTTTTTATCATCAAATAATTTTTGTAAATTTTTATTTTTTACTTGGAAACTCCCTGAAAGAGTTTTGTGTGTATATACATTAGCACGAACTGGCTCAATCGAAGGAGAAGTATTGCCACAGATAATGCTAGAAGAGGCATTAGGAGCAATAGCAAGAAGATGAGCATTCCTATATACATTATCAGAAGAATCAGGGTACGCCCCACGAACCTCACACAATTTTTTAGATGCTGATTTAGCTTTTTTATTAATTTTTTTAAATATCTGATAGTTAATACCAGTTGCCTGTAACCCTTCAAAATTAACTCCTTGCTGTTGCAAATAAGAGTGAAAACCCATCGCCCCCAAGCCAAGACTTCTCTCTCTATAAGCACTATACGCTGCTTTATGTAAGCCCATTTTCCCTTCTTTAACATAATTTTTAAATCTCCTGTAGTTTAAATTATACTCTCCAAACTCTGTAGTAGCTACTACATGGTCAATAAAATGTTCTATAACATTATCTAACATAGTTATTAAATCTTGTATAAATAATTCGTTATCTTTCCATTCATCATATGTTGCTAAATTAACACTAGACAAACAACAAACAGCAGTTCTTTCTTCATTTGTTGGTAAAACTATTTCAGAACATAAATTACTTTGTTTTATTTCTAGACCTAAATCTTTTAAAGATTGTGGAAGATTTTCATTACATGTATCAATATTTATCATGTAAGGTTCTCCTGTTTCTGCTCTAGCGTCTATAATTTGCCACCATAAATGTCTAGCATTTACAATTTTTACAGGTTGTTTAGTCTTTGGGTCTATGAGTCTCCATTCTTCATCATTTTTTACAGCTCTTAAAAATTCATTAGTAATATTAACTCCGTTATGTAAATTTAAACATTTTCTATGTAAATCTCCTCCAGATTCTTTTCTCATAATAATAAATTCTTCTATTTCTGGATGAGATATGTCCATATATGCAGCGTAACTTCCTCTTCTGGTAACTCCTTGATTGAAAGCCATCATTTGTGAATCTACAACATGCATGAAAGGAATAGACCCTGTAGATTTGCTACCATGTTTTGTGGCTACACCATTACTTCTTACATCTCCCCAATAACCACCAATACCTCCTCCCATAGAGGCTAACCAAATATTTTCATCATAGTGGTCTGATAAACCTTGTCTGCTATCAGGAACATAATTTAAAAAACAACTAATAGGAAGACCTCTAGAAGTTCCACCATTAGATAGTATAGGAGTAGAGAACATAAA